TCTCGCGGCTAGGCATAAACTCTATAGTTCCCCACGGAGTTGTATATACTGCCAAGCTTTTGATTACACGCTCGTCACTTGCCTGCACACTTGAACGCTGATTGTTGTTACCAGTAAAGCCCAATGCCACATTCATTTGGAACGCAGATAGATACACCGTGTCTGGTTCTCCACCGTTTTCCCAAATTGACTGCATAACTGTGTCAAACTTGGTTTGTGAGAATGCTGTTGCAGTACCATCGTCTGTACGAGCGTCAGTACCGTCACCAGTTGGGTTTGCGCCAGAGTTACCAGATTGGAAGTCCACGTTAGTTTTAATCCAAGCTGGAGCGCCTGCAAGCTCTCTAGCAGTTGTCGCGTTACCAGCCACTTTTGCATTATTGTCAAATAAAGCTTTCTCTATATCGAGTTTTTGCTCTTTGGCAATTTTTACAATTTGGTAGGCCATCTCACGTTGACGACCAGCCTTGTTAAGACCTTCATCAGTGTCAGATACGATTACCGCATTTTTGAAGATTTGAGTCCTGTTGTTAAGACGGCTCGTTGCAACAGCCGCTTGAGCCGCAGTTGCGTCACCTTCAATATGTGCGTTTGCGCCACTATTTCTCAAAGTATCGGTTTGCCATTCTACCAATGTATTGTTGGCAGTTGTCTTGCCACACTTAGAAAAATAAGGGGTACTTTCAGGAGTGATATTTGAAATAATATCACTCAAGTCTTCTCTAATTCCTACTTGATCGTAAGAATCAAATGTATTTGCTGGTTGGGCCATTATGTATTCCTTTCAACGGCTTATAGCATTTTGTTAATGCTAAGTTTTCATAATTAAGTCGATTGCATCTTCCATTCGACCTGTCTTTTGCAATTTTTGAAATTGCTTACGCTTTAGTGAACCTTCTGGATCAGCGACCTTCTTAGCTCCAGCCCGTACAACAGGTTTGGCATTCTTGCCTTTGGCTTCTGCCTTTTTGCGATTTGCAACTATACGTCTAAACTTCATGGCATCATTAGCCATTTGTATATAACGTGCATCGGCTGTGGCTGCGATTTCTTCATCGCTAAACCCATACTCTTTAGCGCTACCCATTAATGACTGCCAGTGAGTTTGACTCTTTGCTGGATCAGCCAATTCAGGGATTTTGCCTCTGATTATTTCAGCCTGTTCTGCAACAAAAGATTGGTGCTGTTGATCAGCTTGCTGCCTTTGTTGATGTTGTAGTTGTTGCATTTGCATTTGCTGCTGCTGGTAACTCTGCATATCAGCATCGTATTTTGCTCTTTGCTCCATATAAGAAATGGGGTCACTCTCTGCCAAAGTATGATCTGGCAATTGAGGTTGTGACATAAAACCTTGCTGTTGTGCTTGAGCGTTCATCTGAGTTAACATTTGGCTCATTTGAGAAATCTCAGCTTCTTTCTGCTCAATTTGTTTTCGAGCTTCGGCAACCTCTTGAAATCTCTTGTTTATTGCGCTTTGACCTGAATAACTTTGCTTTAACTGATCTATTGTTACCGTTTCTTCCTTGCCGTCTGCTTTGACGGTGTAATACTCTGGCTCGACAGTTTCTTCTTCAATGTCAGTTGCTTCAATATCAGCATCTAATAATTCCTCATCAGACACCTCTAGTTCATCAAGTTCTTCAGTTTCCTCAACTGCTTCCATTTGAGATTCTGGAGCTACAGATGTTTCTTCCTCAACTTGATTAGTTTCGCCTGTTTCTTCTTGGGCTGGCGCTATGATTTGCTCAATTGCGCTTTGTATGCTGTCAGTCGTTTCCACGGTACTGCTCCTATTGTTTACGATCTAAAAGTGTCTCTGCCATTATACAAGCGTCAAGCTGCACTTCGATCTTAGTTAATGCACGCAGTATTGCGTGCGCCTCTTCGCGCTGCTCAACGTCTTCAGCAACACTAGCCGTAAAAAGCCTAATTTGCTCATTACGAACATCCTCAATAAACTGCTTAAATGCAGTATCATTTTTTAACCGTTTGGCATCATCTGCCTGTATTCTTATATCTGTTGTCATAGCCCTGCTGCTCTGGCAGTCATGTCATTTATCTGACGCTCTTTTTCCTGCTCTGCCTTAATTCTAGCTATGTCTACTGCTGAACCATATTGACCTAAAGTTTTGGCTGCATCAACATATAGATTTTGTGCCATCTGATCTCTCTTTAAATCATCCTGCATAGTCATATCTTCGCGTTTCCTAGCATCATCCATTTGCGCTCTTTGTAAATCAACTTGCGCTCTGGTTTGTGCTTTCATTTGTTCAGCTTGCGCCATTACAGCCGCAGGGTCTTGTGGTTGATTCTGTCCTGCTAATGCTGCTTGCTGCTGTTGCTGCATCTGCAATAGTTGCATTTCAATTTCTGGCGTAATCGGTGCAAAGTAACGATCTGCGTTTCTAATGCCGCTCGATGCTAATATGTCAGATAGAGTATTTCTAATGTTTGTTAGTGATACCAAGCCATTCATAGGGCCGTATGTTTGATAAACCATAGTTTGTTGCTGCAATGCCATAGCAAGAGCGTTTGTTTTTTCTTCCTCTCTACCAGTGCCAAGACCCACATTAATAGTAACGTCCATATCTATGTCAAAAGCTTTTGGGTCAACAGGCTGGAAACGCCCATTCATACGCATCATAGCGCCATCTTCCATATTTTTTTGCAGCAATCTCAGCATCAAGCCAAATAAATCTCTAGCACCATCGGCTAGGTTCCGAACCATAACCTCTACTTGCCCTGCTGCGGCCTGCACAGTAGCCTGAACAGCGGCCTTAGTTGTTGACTGCATAGCATCAGGGTCAAGCCCCATAGAAGCCCTACTAACGCCTGTCTTGCCCTCTACAAGCTGGTCTAAATATGTAAGTGCGCTTAGTGTTTGCCCTGCGGTAAACGGCACAGCTAAATCCTGCACTGCTCCTGCCTGACGCATACGCACAATCGCGCCAATCTCATTGTTTAGCACATCGTCTATATTAACTGCACCATCGACTATGCCAACTCTAGGGTTATTAGTCATAGCTACGTTATCTAGTATGCCTCTTAAAATAGAGGTTGCTGCGTCCTGATCGTCTAAAACTAGATCAGCAATACTTCTGCCATAGAATGTGTGCGGTTCTGGGTCTACTTCAAATTTTGCAAAAGGTAACTCGTCTGCTAACTCATAATCTAGCAGCTTGTACTTAGTTCCACCGCATAGAAATCTATGCAACACAGCAACCCCTGTTCCATCAACGTCCATCCTCATATAAGCTTCTGTTAATGTAACAGACCGCATGGATGGATCAGAGCTTGTTTCATCAAAATCACTCGAATAACCTTGGCGCTCGTGTCGCTCTGCTTCAGTCATTTCTGTGCCTGCATCAAAGCTATCTAATTTAAGAATTTCATCTGCATCAAAGCCCATAGCAATAAGATCACTGGCCCTCATATCAGACCTATGAACAACAACGTGGGCATCCTCTAAGGTTCTGCAATTTCTATCTACAAAGAACTCTTCTGGTGGCACGCTTTCTATCTTCAAACAACCAGCGTATGCTTTTCTTGAAACTTTAGCAGAATGAACAGGCGTTTTTATCTCAACGCCTTGCTCATCCATACTCATCTCCTGCTCGACAGTATGCTCAAGAACCGTTACCTCATCATCCTGCACTAAAAAGGTATATTCATCATCAGATAAGTTTGTGTAAGTGTAAATTTCTGCTTCTGGCATTTCTTCCCAATAAGCTTTTACTATACCTTGCTTCTTTATTAGCGCATCGTGGAACGCATCGTTTAACACCCTATAACCATTGCTGCGCTGAAACTCATAATGAACATAATCTGTGGCTTGCTCTGCCATGTTCACATCTTCTGGGCCATGCGGCATAAATTCTACTGGTCTTGCGGTGCTTAAAAACACACGCATCAATGACGGCTTAATAGCGCGAACAGTATCCCGAACCTTAGTGGCGACCACTTTGCTGCGTCCATCCTCAAAACCTATATCAACTTCACCATCGTAATAGCGTTGTGCAGTTATTCTATCTTCAGATATTTCGCTTTCAACAAAGTCTACAGCGTCATCAATAGCGGCCTGAACAATGCTTTCTATCTCTAGTTCTGTTTTAGCTTTAAGTTCCATCTATTGCTCCTGTAGCGTTGCCGAAGACCCAACTAAGTAAGGCGCTATGCTTCTTTCTATTCTTGCATAATTCTTAGAATTTTTAACATCTAAAAGTAAACTTTTAAATAACTCTTCATCTTCAACAGCACGCATCATTAATTGTTCAGCTTTATTTGATGTTAATTGATTTAATAAAAACTTCATTCTTTCCGAACCCATTTGAGCCGCTTGCAACCCACCACCAGCCGTAGGTCCACCTAATTGAGCCGCCTGTTTAGCTGCGTATATTCTGCCAATAATTTCTACAAGTTTGTTCGTTTGGAAAGGACTTATTCCCTCTTTTGTAGAGCGCCCTACTCTTACTATATCTAATTTTTTTACTTCTTTTGTAATTACATTTAATCTATTTAATTCTGCACTCGTATAAACTTGATTAGCTACAGATTTAAATGTTTCATTATTAAGTTCGCTTTCTAACCTAGTTCCTCTTATTTGTGACGCAGGCAAGTCTACATTAGCTGCAACTTGTGGTGTATCTATAGATTTGTTTAAAACTCTTTGAGACAATGCAGATTTTATTCCATTTAAAGCCTGACCTGTCGTATCTTTCTTTGCAGTCCTAACTAGGTTAGCCATCTCTATTTGAGGGTTTTGAGACTCAAAAATATTATTTAAAGCTACTTTTGTATTTGACTGAGAAAATCTTGCTAAAGTGCCAGACTCTACATTTGCTACCAAGTTTTGCCCTGTTTGAGCAATATCTTCTATTTTTTGCTTAGTGTTTAAAGCGTTCTCTACATCTGTTTTTATAGAAGCAAACTCTGGAGAGTCTAAAACTCTATTATATTTTTGTAAAAAACTATCAGCTTTGCTTTGATTAAATTTACCGTTAGGAAAAACATCTTTATCAAACCTTACTCTTAAAAAGTTTGTTATAGCTCCTATACCCTCATCTCTACCAGCTTCAGTAAATTCATCGCCAGATAGAGCAGCTTTAAAATCTCTAGTTGATAATAAATTTTCTACATCACTGCTTTTAGCTAAAGATTTCTCCAAAGTAAGCTCATCTCTTACATTTGGATCACCTGTTGCCTTTTTAGAAAGCAAACTTCCCACAGTTCCACGAGAAAATTTATCGTGATATATTCTAGTAAAGTCTCTAGCTTCAGCTATCTTTCTTCCAACATCAGTTGCTAAATCAACATTATTTAAATCTTCTAAAATGTCATTAGATATTTCGTTAGCTAGTCTAGACATATTGCTGTTTGGGGTTTCCCCAGATGAGGCATCCCTAGCTCTTGCTCTAAGTTTAGAATACAAATCAAGCAAATCTTTAACTTTTATGTCTTTATTTTTCTTTGCATATTTTTTACGAAATTTATTAATTTCTGGCGGCATATCTTTTTGAGAAAACTCACCCAAATCTTTTTTCTGAGCAATAACAGCTTGGTTTGTTAACGGAGAACTTATTGTTTTTCCTTTTGGAATGTTATTCCACAGTCTATTTCTTTCTACTCGTGCAGCATTTTTAGCTCTTAAAAGTTCTGTACTTAATATAACGCTAGATTGCATATCATCTGCGCCCTCATCTGCTATTTTAGTTTTTGCAGATTGCTGTGCAGCTTTTACATATTGGTTAACCCTATCAGTAAATGTTTTTACTCTTTGCGCCATAAAAGCTTGAGCGTCCTGCACATTTCCTTCAGGGGTAAATTCTTTTCTGGCAATCTCATCTGAGTCTGCCCTTCTAGCTTCAATTCTTTCTTTTACTTGAGGGTTTCTTTCCATAGCTTCACGCTCAACTCTTGCAAAATATTCTTCACCTGTTTTTTGCATTGGCGTTAAGTTTAATGGACTTTCTCCCATCCTGCTTTCGACTAAATTATCTGCTGCTTCTCTACCTCCTGCGCCTGCTACAAGACGATTTGAAACAAGCCTTTCTGCTCCTGCCCTGCTAAAAGGTGCAATAGCTGCCTTTGCTCCCTCATATGCGTTTGCAATAGGTCTAGCCACATATGCAGCAGGCGGTAAATTTAAAGCAAGATCACCTACTTGCCTTGCCTGATCTGCCACAAGTCTTCCTCCTGCTGGAATTACACCAGTAGCAAAACCGCCTGTAAGAGCAGCAATATCTTGAACAGGTTTGCTATAACCTCTATCAGCAGCCTCACCTTGAGCAACCCTACCGCCTGCACCAGCCAAAAGCTCTGCTAAAAAGGCTCTGCTGTTTGCCATTGTTGGGTAAACTTTATCAGCGATAGCTCCTGTCAGACCTTGTGCGCCCCTTAAAGCTTTTACACCAGCCGTAAACGGTAAAGCATATGATGCAGCCTCACCTATACCCTTACCAATTCTTTCATCAACCGTTTGAGCTTCGCCTTCTGCAACATTTATATTTGCCATATCCATAAGATTTTTAAGGCCAGTTTCAGCCGAACCTGTGTATTGGTCAAATGGATTTATCAAATCCACCATACCGCCCACACCTTCTGCAATCTCTTTATTAATTTGCCCCATAATGTTAGAAAAGGTAGATTTTTTAGGTTCAGCGCTTTCCTGACTATTCGCTAATCTATTAGCAATTACAGCTAATTTTGCAGCGTCCTCTTTTCTTCCAGCCGCTTCTGCGTTTCTTAGAGCTTCTAGTGTTTGTTCTAATTGAGACATATTAATAAACCTTAATCGGCTGTTGGAACAAATTGCGGTGTAGTTACGTTAAGCTTTTGCTCATTAGGCAAATTTCTATTAATTAAATCTATTTCATCTGAAGAAAGATTTGGCGCTGATTGTATTGTTGCGTTACCTTGTAAAGATTTAAGAAGAGATTTGTAATCTGCTAAATAGCGTTTTACTTTGGGTAGCTCTTCTGTTGCCAAACTAATTGATTCAGGTTTTACTCTTGTATTTTTACTAACAATGTTTTGATAATGCTTCACAGTATCCTCTAAGGCTCTAACCATAAGTCTTGATTTTTTTATAGCATCAGCCACACCAGTTCTAGGTGAGCTAGGATCAATAGTGTAGTTATCTAAAACCATTTGTCTGGTAAAGTTTGAAGGCCTCCCCTCAACGTCAACAGTAGCAGCAAGAACAGTATCAGCTTGTAGCTTTCTTAAAGCTGCATTTGCTTCGCCTGCCTCATCAAAAGGAAAACGTCCAACAATAGCGTCTGAGATTTTATTGACAATATTTGATCCAAAACCAGATAGGCCTAATGCTTTTCTAGCATCTGTGTCAGCAAATATTCCTGTTGGCTCTGATCCGTCTGTGTCGCTATCTACTTTTTCAGTAAGCGGCTGGCCATCAGCGCCAACAGGTGTAAAGCTTTTTACCGTCCTATCGGCTAAATTATATAAGAAAGCAGAACCATTAACAGGATCAGATATTACTTTAAGAACGCCGTCAACTAACCCTACAGCATCCTTTTGCGACAGATTATAAGCATCCTTTACTCTGTCAATTTCTTTTTCTCTTTCAGATTTATCCATCGCAGCTTTTTCTTTAGCCAATTCTATTTGATCATTAAATTTTTCTATTCTTTGATTGTTTTGAAAAATTCTACTATCTTTAGACTCTTGCAATCTAGATGCTCTGTTTAACTCATTTTCATCAGACTGAAATTCTCTGCTCTTAACATTTTCACCAGACTGAAATTCTCTGCTTTTAACATTTTCACCAGACTGAAATTCTCTACTCTTAACATTTTCACCAGACTGAAATTCTCTACTCTTAACATTTTCACCAGATTGAAATTCTCTGCGATCCCCAGCCAATATTCTTTGTCTTTCAAACGCTAAATTAGCCGAAGCCGCAGCCCTATCCGCAGCCCTTTGCTCACTTTCTATATCAAACATTAATTTGTAAGCATCAGCGCCTTTTAGCTGACCTGTGCCAACCATAGCGGCAAGCCTATCACCAGTAGGCGTACCTAAACCTTTTAAGTACTCAACAGTCTTATTTTTTGCTCTATTTGCTGTGCGTTGCTGCTGTATTGTCTGCAACGCTTGATTAAGACCCTTATCAGGCTCAAGCCTTAATGTGTTAAATGCTCTTGCTGCTGCGCCTGCAAAATCTCTAAAATCATAATCTTTAATCATGCTTTACCCCATAAATGATGGCATACCAGTTGCGAATGAAGCGCCTGCGGTTAAATAATCCATAATACCTAATTGTCTATCTTGCGTCTGTGTTTGCGGAACAGGCGCTGCACCTAACGCAGCAAGAGGTAACTGAAGCTTATTCATTGGAGCATTTGCATAATTACCATACTGACCCTTAGCAGCGTTAATTAATTGCTGCATCAATCCTTGCTGCATGGCTCCATCCCTAGCCTGTCTATCAGCTATAGTATTTCCATACCCAAATGATGTTTGACCCATATTTGATAAGTTAGTGCCTATGCCTGATGCTGTTGAGCCAAGATTACCCATAGTCGAACCTAAGCCACCCATTTGTGAACCTAAACCGCCCATTGCGCTACCCATACCAGATATTTGACCGCCCATCCCAGCAGCTTGCCCTGCAATGCCAGCAGATTGCCCTGCTGCACCTAATTGTGCCGCCCTGTCAGCTTGCGAAGCTCCTAATGCTGTATTAAAACCTTGCGCCCTTAATCTAGCAGCTTGGTCTAACATCTGTTGCTGTGTTCCCTTTGCAAGCTCTGCTTCTGCTATACCATGCCTACTACCGCCAAATGCCCCAGCCGCTTGAGCTTGAGCGCCTAAAGTATTTTGCATTTTTAAGCCTTGGTTACCTATGTCTCGCATAGATGCTTGAACAACCTGATCTTCATATGGGTTTTGATACGTTGACATACCATCAGCCGCAGTTTGCGTCATACCCTGATTAACTCTGTTTGCCGCAGGATTTAATGCACCCAAAGCCCCACCAACAACATTAGCCCCTGTACCAATCATATTAGAACCAGCGCCTATCATATTAGCGCCACTACCTAAATAATTTGTAGCGTTATTAACCATATTAGCGCCACCTCTAGCCATCCCCATAGCGTCTGTTTGTGCTGCGGCTGCTTGCTGAAATGGGTTTTGAGGTTGCTGTAAAGATTGCTGGGCTTGTTCCATTGAACTAAAACCTGTTGTTCTGTTCATGGGCTGAACCATGTTTGGATTTGCTGAAGCACCCATATTACTTACCCCTCGTCATAGTATCTCTTGATATAGGCTGCACCCCTAACGGTGAATTATTTGAATAATCTACAGGAGTAAAACTTTCTGCACTACCAATTGGAGCAGCGTTACTGCCTGCTTCACCAGTTTGAGGGTTCATAAAAAATGTATCCATATACTGACTTTGCGCTGGCCTAAATTGAGCTAAATTTTCTACAGATTGCTCAAACATAGGAGCAGAAGAATATCCTTTAACCCCACCAGCAAACTCTGTTGCTTCTGGCATAAATTGCCCTGCCCCTGTGTTCATACCAAAAGCGGATGCTGCATCCTGTGTATTTTGAAAGGCTGATTCCTGCATTGGAGTAAATGCTGCAACGTCTGGGCCATAATAAGGTGTATACCCTATGTTAGATATTTTGTCAGCAAGACCTAAATTAGATTTAGCTGCGTCCTCAATGTATGCTGGTATTTCTGTACTTGTAGTTTTGCTACCACCCTTACCGCCACTCATCTTATATCTCCTTTTGAAATGAAGCGTGCAATGGTTTCCATCCATGCGCCTTCAAAGGTTTCTTCCATCCAAAACGACCTGTAATCGTCAAAGCCTCACATCCATAGCTCTTTGCCCAATCTGTAACATCATTGTGCATATCTAACAACTGATCTAGCTCACCACCGCCTAAAAACACGTTTAGCGCCTTTTTTCTAGGATATACCACAATTTCTGTAACAAT